CAGGAAGGCAGGCCCAGTCCTGGGCACCACCTTGAGGCCCCTGGAGGTGGGCTCCAGAGCTGCCACCCCAGAGTCCACCTTGACCCCATCCCAGCGATACCGGCCCCCTCTGGGGCCTCTGAGCTTGGCAGGGTCAACCTGGTAGAGGAAGTCACCCACCACCAAGCTGGTGGTGGGCACCCTCTCCTGGAAGTCGTACAGGTCAGCCATGAAGCTGACCCCGAATCTCAGCCACCACTTCCTGGAAGGAGTGGCAGCCGATGGTCAGGCCCCTGCCATCAGTGCCGTCATACCAGCCATCCTGGTACTGCCTGACGACCCAGCCAGGGTAGGCCTGGAGCCGAGTCTCCTTGATGACAGGGTTCGGACAGCAGGTGCAGTTGACGGGGTGCTTCATGGTCGCCTCCTTGTAGTTTCTTGCCTTGTGGGGCCAGTCTAGCACGGGTGTTCGGTGTAGGTGGCCCCAAGGGGCAGAGAATCCAGGATGACCCAGGAGGGCTAAGATCGGGGCGTGGCTGAGCCCGCCGAGTCAGCCAGGCTCCTGGCAGCGCAGAGCGAATACGGATACACCGACCGCATGGACAGAGCCCTCAGAGATGAGCCCGAGGCCGTCAGTCCAGAGGAGCAGCGGCGGCAGACCAGCATGGCCCAGGCCCACGCCCAGGCCATCGCCAAGGCCGACTGGGAGGCCCGCCGTGACCGGCTCAGAGGCGAGCTGGCAGACCTCCAGGAGCAGGCCTACACCAGGCTCCTCGGGTCGGAGCTGCGGCTGATGGAGCGCCACCTGGCCAAGCTGGACAGGGCCATCCAGTTGACCCTGAGCTGAGCCTCGGTGTAGCCTCTCCACCGAACCCGAGGCTGCGCCGGCCCATATCCCGGTACGCGAAGTGTTGTAGGACACCCATGCCCAGAGACAGGCAGAGCACCAACGGGACGGGCTACCAGACCAGGCGAGGCCGCAAGCAGGTCTTCCCCAAGACGAGCTACTGGAGGCGGCAGGAGTCGCCAGCTCTGCTTGACCAGCAGGTGGCCCAGGAGCCAGGTGTGAAGACCTACCCAGGTGGGCGGATCGTGGGCGATCCCGCAGACCTCTGGCTCCGTCAACACTCCTAGCCAAGGAGTCTCATGGCACTGACCGCCAAGCAGCGGGCCAAGCTGCCCGCGTCGGCCTTCGTCTACCCCAGCTCCAGGAAGTACCCAGTGCCCACCAAGGCCCAGGCAGCCAAGGCCGGCATCTCAGAGAAGCAGCGCGTAGCCATCCACCGCTCAGCCAAGGCCCTGGCAGCCAAGAAGACCACCATGGGCACCAGCGCCAAGGTCAACGCGGTGGTGCACAAGCGTGGCCCACTCAAGCCCAAGGGGAGGCGCAAGTGAACTTCCGCACCGTCACCGTAGGCGAGGTGGCCTGGGTCATCATCGCCGTCTTCGTAGTGCTGGCCTACTTCAATGGCTGGGGCTAGGGCTCAAGACCCAGCCGTCGCAGTGGTGGCCCTGCTCTACGTCTGCTTCCTGCTCGCTCTGCTCTCAGTCGCCTGGGCCTCAAGGAGGTGAGCGATGGCACACGATGTCCACAAGACCACGAACAAGTCATCGGCCAAGCGGTGGGCCATCGTCAACCGCACCACCGGCCAGGTCGTCGGCTACTCCGACACCAAGACCAAGGCCCAGACCTCAGCAGGCATCCGAGATGGCAAAGGCGGCAAGCCCACCAAGCACTGAGCTGGTCATCGCCCAGGCCAAGGATCGGCTGGCCTGGCTCAGTGCCGAGTACGGCAAGGACGACATCGACTACCAGACCTTCGGCCCAGTGGTGGAGATGGCCGAGCGCCTGCTCAAGGTCTTGAAGGAGCCGGTGTGAGATGCCCTGGTGGGCCATCGCCCTGGTCGTCTACCTGGTCGCCGCACCCATAGCCCTGGTCTTCATGCTTGGGCTCTGCTACGTGGCTGACAAGGCCGACCGCATGATGGGCTACAAGCAGTGAGAGCCCACACCATCTGCGCCGTAGCAGGCTGCCCGAACCTGGCCGAATCTGGAGACTCCCGCTGCATCAGGCACAAGCGGAAGGCTGGCACGGCATGGCGCAAGCTCAGCCAGACCACCGTGGCCAGGGCTCAGGGCCGATGTGAGATGTGCGGCCAGCCCAGCACCAGGCTCAGCGCCCACCACGTCAGAGCCCTGGTCAGTGGAGGAGCAGAGGTGGTGGAGGTGGATGAGCTGGTCGCCGCTTGCCCAAGCTGCCAACAGAGAGCGAACGCGCAGACCCCGAGAGGGCTGCCGGCGCGGAGGAGCTGACGAGGGGGGTGGGAGCCGACCTCGACCCGGCATCGTCGCGCAACAGGGCCGCTCATTCGCGAGAAATACCCGAAAATCCAGCGGAAACATGAGTGGCTATGAACGAGGGAGGCCGATGTCCACCAGCACCAAGCCAGAGCTGCACCAGACCGAGCTGGCAGACCTGGAGAGCTTGAAGCCTCACCCTCGGAACTACCGGGGCCACCCTGAGAGCCAGAGGGCTCACCTGGTGGCTTCCATCCAGGAGCATGGGGTCTACCGCAACGTGGTCGTTGCCGAGGACGGCACCATCCTGGCCGGCCATGGAGTGGTGGAGTCAGCCAGGGAGGCGGGGCTGACCCAGGTGCCAGTGGTGCGGCTGCCCTTCTCCCCCGACGACCCCAGGGCAGTCAAGGTGCTGGTCGCTGACAACGAGCTGACCAGGCTGGCTGACACTGACGACCGCCTCCTGGCTGACCTGCTCAAGGAGATGCGGGACGCTGACCTGGCGAGCCTCCTGGGCACCGGCTGGGATGACCTGAGCCTGGCCGTGCTCCTGGGTGAGGGCATCACCGACCCCAGCGAGGCCTGGGCTGGGATGCCCGAGTTCGGCTCTGAGGATCGCCAGTCTGCCTTCCGCTGCATCGTCCACTTCCCCACCGAGGAGGATGCCGAGGCCTTCTTCAAGCTCCTGGAGAGGCCGATGGCTGCCCAGCTCTGGTGGCCCGAGCATGACGGCTTCGTGGGGGAGTCCACCACTGGTGAGGTGCGCTGGGAGGAGGCCTCCTGATGGAGCCCCGCTGGCCCATCTACATCGTGAGCAAGGGCCGAGCCCACAACGCCCTCACCCCTGGGACTCTGACCAGGCTGGGGGTGCCCTGGTGGCTGGTGGTGGAGGCTGACCAGGTGGAGGCCTACGCCGAGAGCTTCGGGGCTGACCGGCTCCTGGTGCTGCCCCAGAGCTACCTGGAGAGCTACGACACCTTCGATGAGCTGGGGGCCTCCAAGTCAAGGGGGCCTGGAGCTGCCCGCAACTTCGCCTGGGAGCACTCCATGGAGCAGGGGGCGGCCTGGCACTGGGTGATGGACGACAACATCCGTTTCTTCGCCCGCCTGCACCGGAATCAGCGGGTGGTGGTGGGGGATGGGCTCTGCTTCCACGCCATGGAGACATTCGCCATGAGGTGGCGCAACGTGGGGATGGCTGGGCCTGCCTACGAGTCCTTCTCTCCCTCCAGGGCCAAGACCCCGCCCTACCTGGTGGGCTCCCGCATCTACTCCTGCAACCTGATCCGCAACGCCATGCCGCTGAGGTGGAGGGGCCGCTACAACGAGGACACCGACCTCAGCCTCAGGGCTCTCAAGACTGGCTGGGCGACCGTCCAGTACCTCACTTTCATCCAGAAGAAGGTGGCCACCCAGGTGATGAGCGGCGGCAACACCGCCGACTTCTACGAGGTGGAGGGCACCCGCCCCAAGTCAGAGATGCTGGCCAGGATGCACCCCGATGTGGCGAGGGTGGTCAGGCGGTTCGGCAGGGTGCACCACCACGTTGACTACTCGGCCTGGAGGAGGCTGCCGCTGGTGCCCGATCCAGACTTCACCGAGGAGCCTGACTACCGGCTGGAGCTGGTGGGTGACCAGAGCATCCTGGGGGCCTCCCATGGCTGAGCAGTGCCCGATGAAGACCGCCTCAGGGGAGCAGTGCCGCAACCGCATCATGGCGGGCTCTGACCGCTGCTACGTCCATGCGGTGGGAGTCCCTGCCACTGCCGGCAGGCCTGGGCTCCTGACCGATGAGGTGGCAGACCTCCTGGTGACCAGCCTGAGGCTGGGCAACTACGTCACCGTGGCGACCAGGGCAGCCGGGATCGCCTGGCCCACCTTCAAGGTCTGGATGCAGAGAGGAGCCACCGGGGAGGAGCCCTACGCCCAGCTCAAGGAGCGGGTGGAGAAGGCCAGGGCTGAGGGCCAGGTCAGGCACGTAGCCATCGTGAGCAGGGCTGCCGAGACTGACTGGCGGGCCTCCACCTGGCTCCTGGAGCGCCAGTGGCCTGAGCAGTGGGGCGGTGTGTCGGTCAGGGTCAGGACTGAGGCAGAGGCCCAGCCTGAGGTGGAAGACCTGACCGAGGCAGACCCCTTCTCCGAGTTCGATGAGCTTGCCGAGCGCCGCAGCCGACGCGCCGGCTGACCTCCTGGAGGGCTTCGCCCGCTTCTGCCAGCTCCTCAGGCTGGAGAACGGCAAGCCGATGGTGCTGGAGCCCTTCCAGATGAGGATGCTGGGCGACTTCTTCGCCGGGGCCACCGAGACACTGGTGCTCCTCTCCAAGAAGAATGGCAAGACCACCCTCCTGGCAGCTCTGGCCCTCTACCACCTGGTGACCACCAGGGACGCCGAGTGCGTCATCGGGGCCACCAGCCGTGACCAGGCCAGCATCCTCTACGAGCAGGCCGCAGGCTTCGTGTCCAGGTCGGACTACCTCCAGAAGCGGCTGGTGGTCAAGGGTGGCTACCGGCGCATCCAGAAGCGGGGTGAGAGGGGCCGCATCAGGGTGATGGCTGCCGATGTGGACACCGCAGACGGCATCATCCCCACCCTGGCCCTGGTGGACGAGCTGGGGCGGCACCGCTCAGCCGAGCTTTACGCGATCTTCCGCCATGGCCTTGGCCCCAGGGATGGCCAGATGCTCTCTATCTCGGTGGCAGGGGTCAGTGTCCAGAGCCCCCTGGGGCTGATGAGGGCAGCCGCCTACAAGCTGCCCCACCTGGAGAAGGAAGGCCGCTACACCTACGCCCGCTCAGCCGATGGTGGCTTCGCCCTCCATGAGTGGGCTCTGACCGACGAGGACGACACCGCCGACGTGGCCCTGGTCAAGCAGGTGAATCCAGCCTCCTGGCAGACCCCTGAGAAGCTGGCCCAGGCCCACGACTCTCCCAGCACCCTGCCCTGGGAGTGGAGGCGGCTGGTCTGCGGCATCTGGACAGGGGCAGAGGGGGCCTGGCTCAAGCCTGAGGAGTGGCACCAGGCCCAGAGCGAGGAGACTGCCCTGGAGCCTGGGGAGATGGTCACCCTCGGCTTCGACGGAGCCCGCTACGGCGACTCCACCGCCCTGGTGGCCTGCCGAGTCAGTGACGGGCTCCTGGTGCCCCTCGGCATCTGGGAGGCCCCCAGAGGGGTCAGCCAGTGGGAGGTGCCAGCCGGCGAGGTGGATGCCCTCCTGGCCGAGGTGATGGAGGAGTACGCCGTCATCAGGGGCTACTTCGACCCGCCCCTCTGGCAATCCGAGATTGACTCCTGGGCCAGGGACTACGGGGAGCCGGCAGTCACCCGCTACCCGACCAACCGCAGCCGCTTCATGGCCGCAGTGGAGCGCTTCCGCACCGACCTCAGGGCTGGGGCCATCAGCCACTCAGGAGATGAGGCCCTGTCCAGGCACATCCTCAACGCCCAGATGCGGGAGGTGCGGGGTGGCTACTGGCTGGAGAAGGGAGCCACCGCCGAGAAGATCGACGCAGCAGTGGCCTCAGTGCTGGCCTACGAGGCCTGCCGGGATGCCATCGCCGCCAACGATGCCGACCGAGGGGAGTTTGCCTTCCTATGAGCACCATGGAGAGCCCTGGAGCTGCCCTGGCCGTGCTGCCCAGGCTGGCAGCCAGGACACCGCTTGACCTCCGAGACTGGCTCCAGGCCATCCTCAACACCCGAGCCCTCCAGGCCCAGGTCTACGGCGACTACTACGATGGGCTCCACCCGCTCCAGTTCGCCACCTCCAAGTTTCGGGAGGCCTTCGGCAACCTGTTCGGCCAGTTCGCTGACAACTGGTGCCAGATCGTGGTGGATGCCCCAGTGGAACGGCTCAAGATCGTGGGCTTCCGCGTCGATGATGGAGGCCCCAGTGACGATGCCTGGAGCATCTGGCAGGACAACCGGCTGGACTCCCAGAGCGTCATCGCCCACACCGAGGCGGGGAAGTGCGGCAGGGCCTTCCTGCTCGTAGACCCGAACGGGGAGGATGGCCCCCGCATCACCGTGGAGCACGCCTCCCAGGTGGTGGTGGCCACTGACCCTGGCGACCACCAGACCAGGCTGGCAGCCCTCAAGCGCTGGGTGGGCGAGGATGGCTTCGCCTACTGCACCCTCTACCTGCCAGACGTGGTGCTGCGCTTTGAGTCCAAGGAGCCCCTGGCCAGCCCTGCCACCAGGGTGAGCGGGATCGAATGGGTGCCCAGGTCAGACAGTCCCGCCGAGGTGCCCAACACCCTCGGGGTGGTGCCGGTCATAGAGCTGGCGAACAAGCCAGGGCTCCTGGGTGAGGCCCACTCAGACCTGGAGCCAGCCATCCCGCTCCAGAACGCCGTCAACAAACTCTGCTCCGACCTGATCGTGACCTCCGAGTACGGGGCCTTCCCGCAGCGGGTGGTCACCGGGGTGGAGGTGCCGAAAGACCCTGAGACAGGCCAGCCCTTGGCAGCCGCAGAGATGAAGGCAGCCATGAGCCGCCTCTGGACTTTCAAGCCCTCCGATGCCTCAGTCACCAGCCTGCCGGCAGCCCAGCTCTCCAACTTCACCGACGCCATAGAGATGTTCGTCACCCACCTGGCAGCCCAGACCAGGACACCGCCGCACTACCTCCTGGCCAAGCTGGTCAACATGAGCGGCGATGCCCTCTCAGTGGCAGAGGCAGGCCTGGTGTCCAAGTGTCGCCAGAAGACGCTCTTTTACTCCGACCCCTGGGAGGAGGCCATGGAGCTGGCCCTCCAGGCAGCCGGGACAGAGGGGGCTGACTGCGAAGCCATCTGGGCCAACCCTGAGCGGGTCGCCCAGGGCCAGCTAGTGGATGCGGCAGTCAAGAAGCAGACCTTGGGGATACCGCTGCCGGTCATCTGGCTGGAGCTGGGCTACACCCCCGAGCAGATCGCAGAGATGGTCAAGGTGGAGGAGGCCAAGGCAGAGGCAGAGCTGGAGGCCGCAGCCAAGGCAGCCGCCGCCCAGGCCAGGGAGATGCTGGTGGCCCAGCCAGGCGAGGCAGGGGCTCCAGGAGAGCCAGGGCCAGGTGCCGCGCCGGCAGCTCCAGGCACACCAGTGCCGCCCCCGTCACCGGGGCCACCACCACCAGCACCACCGAGATGAGGAGGGCATAGATGGCAGACCCATCGCCCGAGACTCCTCCTGAGGGCCAGGAGCCCGAGGGAGCAGAGGGCCAGGAGCCCGCAACAGGAGCAGAGGCGACCACTGGCGAGCCCCAGGAGGGCTCTGGTGGGCGCAACTACTCCGAGGCCTACGTCAAGCAGCTTCGCAGGGAGGCGGCTGCCTCCCGCACCCAGCTCAGTGACCTGGAGACTCGGCTCAAGGAGTACGAGGACAGGGACAAGACCGAGCTGGAGAAGGCCACCGCCCAGGTGGCTGCAAGCGAACGGCGAGCAACCGAGGCCGAGCTGAGGCTCCTCCGCTACGAAGTCGCCACCCAGCATGGGCTGGGCATGGAGGCCGCTGCCTTCCTGACAGGGAGCACCAAGGAGGAGATGGAGCTGCGGGCTGAGGAGCTGGCCAAGCTGATCGCTGACAAGGGCCGTCCTGTCTCCACCGGAGGCATGTTCGACGGTGGAGCACGGCAGCCTGTCCCAGAGCAGAAGACTCCTGAGGAGGCCCACAATGACCTCCTGCTCAAGTCTCTGGGTCTAGGCCGTCGCTGACCTCCTGCCCACCTGAGTGGGCCTCAGCGAAGGAGCCTTCATGGCGAACAACATCCCGTTGGCGGAAACCCCGCCAGCAGCGGGTGGCTATCTACTCCCGCCCGAGCAGGGCGATGTGCTCATCCAGGCGATCCTCCTGGAGTCCGGTGCCATCGCCATCGCTGGTGACAAGCGGGCCACCAGTGCCGTCAAGACCCAGTTTCCGATCTGGCTTGGTCAGCCCACGGCTGCCCCGGTCGGGGAGGGTGCGGTCAAGCCGGTGACTGGTGCTGCCTTCGGCATCACCTACATCAACATCAAGAAGTTCGCCTCCATCGTCCTGTTCACGGACGAGATGCTGGAGGATGTCCAGGGTGGTGACCTCAACGTCCTGGTGGACACCGGGGTCAGGGCTGCCATCAACGATGTGATCGATGCCCATGCCAACGGGCTCTCCAAGGGCACGGCCATCACCTCGGTCTTCGACACTGCCCTGGCAGCCACCACCACCACGGTGGAGTACCAGCAGGCCAAGGCTGACGGGCTCCAGCTCGCCATCTCGGCAGCCATGGGCATCCTGGAGGCCAACGGCTACGGCGGGGCTGGGAACATGGGCGTCCTGCTTGGCTTCGGGTTCGCTCAGGCCATCCGTGATGCTCGCTCCAGCTTCGACACCACCCTGCCCATCTACGGGCCTGGCACTGGTCGTGACCCGCTCTATGGCCTGACCTCTGAGGTGAGCACCAACCTGACGGTGGCCTCAGCCGCGCCGGCAGCAGGAGATGTCCTGGGCTTCGTGGTCTACCGGCCCAACCTGCACGTTCGGGTCAGGAAGGACGTGACCCTGACCACTAGCTCCGAGGCCACGGTCAACGATGGCACCACCGACCGCAAGCTGTTCCAGGAGAACTTGACGGCAGTGCGCTATGAGACTCGCCTGGGCTTCATGGTGCACGACCTCAACAGGTCAGTCGTCAAGATCGTCAACGCGACCTAGGAGGCCACCAGATGGCTGACGAGTCCACTGAGCTGGAGGCCCCTGACCTGACGCTCTCAAGCGATGCCAGGGACTCCACCTACGAGGCGGCAAGCCATGAGGAGCAGAATCCGCCCTCAGGCCCCCAGGTCATCCAGACCTTGGGCAAGCCGAGTGCGGGGGCCACTGAGGCCACGCCGCAGCAGACCAGCACCAAGACCACCCGCAGCTCCCCGTCCAAGGAGAGCTGATGTCCGAGGCTGACTACGACCCAGGGCTGAGCACCGACTCCACCCACTCCACCTGGGCGGAAGTCACCCTGCCTCCAGCCGAGGACACTGACCCGCCGACTGGGGCTCATGCGGAGGAGACACTGGGCTACCCCCAGGTCTACAACCCCGTCATCGCTGACATCCAGCCGGCCTCCTGTCCAGTGGGGCCTCCTGAGGATGTGCTCCTGACGGTCACGGGCTCCGACTTCACCCCTGATGCAGTCATCTGCTTCGGGGGTGTCCAGGAGCGCACCAGCCACCCAGCCGATGACACCCTCACCACCGTCATCAGTGCTGGCCTGTTCCCAGGGGCCGACCCAGACATCCCCGTCACGGTGGTGAACGTGCCACCGAACGGGCCTGAGTCTGCCCCGGCCAGCTTCGCCATCGGAGGCCCCTGATGCCTCTGCCCGAGCCCTCGCCTGCCCTGACCAGTGCACCCAGGTGGGCGGGGGTCGGGCTGCGGCCTCAGCTCTGGTGGGAGAAGCAGACCAGGCCCCCGGCCTCCTGGCCCGAGGACTGGTGGCAGCGCAACTACGACCTGCTCTACGAGCTGGACACCATCGGGGGCTGGATACCCATGAGCCCCCGCAGCTTCCGCATCCCTGGCTTCCCCTACCCGCCTGACCCCAGCCCATGAGCACACCAGACCCCACCAGGCCCACCGTGGATGATGTCGCCCTCCTCCTCAGAGCGAGGACGAAGGACTCCAACGGCAACGAGGTGGGCACCTTCGATGATGAGACAAGGCCCACTGGTGACCAGGTGGAGGGGCACATCACCGCCGCCATGGCCCTGGTCGGGGTCAGGTTCGGAGACACCACCACCTGGCCAGCAGAGGCCCAGACCGCCTTCGCCAGCCTGGTCGCCTACCGGGCAGCCCTCAGGGTCGAAAAGTCGTACTTCCCCGAGCAGGTCAGGACTGACCGCTCTGCCTACACCCAGCTCCGGGAGGAGTACCTGGACGACCTCCAGGCCCTCATGGATGCCGTCAGTGGTGGAGGCGGCGCAGGAGCCCTGCCCTCCTACGATATGGAGGTGCTGCCAGTGGGCTCCTGGACGAGCCTGCCGCACTCCTTCATCTACGCCTCTGACCCGGAGCTGGCATGGCCGGCCCCGGTCTAAAGCTCCTCACCGAGGTGACGGGGGCCATCAAGGCCCAGCGTGACCTGGAGGCCATGGGCAAGCGAGCTGAGGATGTCAGGCCTCTCGACCACATCATCAGGGGGGTCTTCCTGGAGTCCGAGAAGCAGCGCTTCGCTGGGGAGAATCAGAGGCCCAAGTGGCCACCCCTGGCCGACTCCACCAAGGCCAAGAAGTCAGCCGAGGGCCAGAATCCAGCCACCCTCAGGCTGACCGACACCCTCTACAAGTCGCTCACCGAGGCTGGAGCTGCCGGCCAGGTGGATGAGCCCAAGCCAGGGGAGTTTCGCTTCGGCACCAAGGTGCCCTATGCCTTCTACCACGACACCGGGACAGGGGTGCCCAAGCGCAAGCTGGTCGGCCTGACCACCAAGCAGCGAGCAGGCATCAAGGAGACAGTGAGCCACTACATCGCAACGGATCGCCGTGAGCACTACTGAGCCCAGCATCTTCGGCCAGATCGTCACTGGCCTGGACGTGGAGCAGTGGTGCATGGAGGAGCTGGCCACCTGGTCATCCACCTACCTGGCCGAGGTGGAGCGCCAGTCAGGGCTCAGTGGCCACGACCTGGCCAGGGTGAAGTCGTGGGTGACTGGCCCCTCCCTGGACAAGTGGCCAGAAGACCAGCTCCCGGCAGGTCTGCTCATCTCGGTGGGACTGGCTGAGAGGCCATCCATGAGCGGGGATGGCAGCTACAACGCCCGCTGGCAGATGGGCCTGGCCATCATCGTCAGCGCCCGCACCGAGGCCGAGACTCACCGGCTGGCCATGCTCTACATCGCTGCCCACCGCACCCTGCTCCTCCAGAGGCCCAGCCTGGGTGAGCGAACCCTGGGGGTGGACTGGCAGGACGAGAACTACGACCAGCTCCCCTATGACGACATCAGGAGCCTGGGGGCCGGCATGGCCAACTTCACCGTGGAGGTGGAGTCCGTGGCCTCCTGGGGGATGGGGCCGAACACCCCAGACGTGCCCCTCAGCCCGGACGACACCCTGCCCTGGCCCCCGTACCAGACCGTCAAGACCCACTCCGAGACAGTGGAGCACTACGTCCCGCCCGACCCGCTCCCCGAAGACTGAGAGGAGGCGCAGATGCGCCCAGGAGTCGATGTCATCAGCAGAGCCCTGCCTCTGCCCAGGTCAGCCCCCACCGACACGGGGGTGGGCTTCCTTCTGGGTGCGACTGGCCAGGGGCCTGCCTACCAGCTCGTCCAGAGCCTCACCGAGTACGTGGCGGTCTTCGGTGACAGGCAGGGGGGCAGCGATGCCTATGACGGGGCTGAGGCCTTCTTCCGCGAGGGCGGAGCCAAGCTCTACGTAGCCCCCACGAACTACACCGGCACCCTCAAGGTGGTCAGCTCCCCGACCCCAGACCTCAGTGATGAGGGGCTGGCAGCCATGAGCGCAGGTGACGTGGCCTCAGTCGCCCAGGGCCTCGGGATCGACACCGAGGGCAAGACCAAGGCCGAGAACATCACCGCCATCAAGCAGAAGGTGGGAGCTGCCGCCCAGACCGCCGCCAAGGAGCAGAGCCAGTACGAGGTGGCCCTCCAGGCCGCTGACCCTGGGCTGGCCTCAGCCCTCCTGGTGCTGACTAAGGACTTGGGGCCTGGCCAGGTCTTCATCGCTGATGATGCCCTGGGGCCGGTCGCCACGAATCAGTCAGCTCTCCTGGCTCACGCTGCCGAGGCCAACCGGGTGGCCCTGCTCAGCCCCGCCGACGGGGATGCCTCCAGCCTCCAGGCTGCGGCCACTGCCCTCAGCACCGACACCAACGCCCGCTACGGAGCCCTGTTCGCACCCACCGCTGTCTGCCCAGGAGTGGCAGGAGGCACCACCCGCAACATCCCCTACGCCGCCCTGGTGGCAGGGATGTGCGGCAGGAATGACGCGACCATGAGCCCCAACGTGCCGGCAGCAGGTGAGCTGGGCCAGAGCACCTTCGCCCTGGATGTGGCAGCCACCTACACCGACCTGGAGTACCAAGACCTCAACGAGGCTGGCTGCGATATGGCCAGGCTCATCTACGGCGGGGTCAGGACTTACGGCTGGCGCACCTGCGTAGACCCCGATGGCCCCGATGCAGTCTGGGAGTCCCTGGGCTGGGCCAGGATGAACATGGGCATCGTCGCCCAGGCCGAGGCCATCGGGGAGGGCTACGTCTTCTCCCAGATCGACGGCAGAGGCAAGACCATCGCCAGCTTCGGCGGTGACCTCAGGGCCATGCTGGTGCCCCTCTACGAGGCTGGCAGCCTCTACGGGGCCACCCCGGATGAGGCCTTCGATGTGAACGTTGGCCCCTCGGTCAACACCCCCCAGACCATCGCCAACGGCGAGCTTCATGCGGTCATCCAGGTGCGGATGAGCCCGTTCGCTGAGTGGGTGGTCATCGAAATCGTGAAGGTGGCCACCACTGAGGCCATCGCCGCCTAGAGAGGAGGGAAGCCATGGCTGGCTCCAGGAAAGACCAGTACGACATCACCGTGACGGTGGCGGGCAAGAATCTCGGCACCTGGGACAAGCTCACTGGTGGTGACATCGACTCCGACGAGATGACCTACAAGCCTGGGGGGATGGGCAACCGCATCAGCCTCGGGGGCTCCGTCAACGTGGCCAACGTGGTGGTGTCGGTCATCTACGACCTCCAGCGCATCCACGCCATCATCCACTGGCTCATGCCCCTGGTGGGGAAGGCCACCGTGGTGGTCAAGAAGCAGCCCTTGGATGTCAACGGCAACGTCAGCGGCATGCGACCCATCACCTACACCGGCAAGCTCAAGCGGGTCACACCTCCTGAGGTGGACTCCGAGGCAGTGGACGCTGCCCTCCTGGAGCTGGAGATGACGCCGGTTGGCACGGTGGCGTGATGGCTCCTCCCGATGAGCTGGTGGAGGAGATGGTGGAGGAGGTGGAGGAGGAGGCCACCCTGGTCATCCCCCCCGGCAACGGAAACGGACACCTGCCTGGAGCTGCCCACTCAGTCTGGGACACCCTCAGGCAGCGCCGGGAGGCCCTGGGGGCTGACCGCCACCTAGACCTGGACGTGCCAGGCACCGGAGGCCTGCTCCAGCTCAGACTTGGAACGATCACGGGGGCCAAGCAGGCCCAACTGTCTGATCGGGTCATCAAGTCGAGGAGCCCTGAGCGAGACTTCAACCTAAACGCCGACTACCTCATCGCTGCCTGCCTGGCCATCCTGGGCCGCAACACCACCAGTGAGCCCTACGAGGTGATGACCGACCCGGACGGGGAGCCAGTCACCCTGGGCTCCCTGGCCCACTCGCCGGCAGCCGCCAGCCTGGGGCTCAGCCCGAGCCTGCCCACCAGGGAGGTGGTGCGCTACCTGTTCGGGTTCGCACCCAGCCCCGAGATAGCGGTGGGCAGGGCTGCCTTCGACTACATGGAGTGGGCCTCTGCCAGCGGGGTGGAGCTGGATGAGGAGGCCCTGGGGGAAGCCTGACGGAGGTGAGGGCAGCCGCCCAGCTCGCGCTCCTGGGCCTGCCTGCCTGGCGCTTCCTGACCACCAGGGACTCCACCGAGCGGGCCACCCTGCTCGCCATCGCAGAGGAGGCCGACCGGCTCCAGTACGAGCTGGAGAAGCGGCTGGCCGTCCACATCGCCAACGCCTTCGTGAGGGCCAGACTCCGTGGCTAACACCGACATCGTTTCCATCCTGCTCAAGCTGGAGCAGGTCAGGCAGTTCGTGTCTGGTGCTGACCAGGCCTCCAAGGCAGTGGGCAAGATCGGCACCGAGGCTGAGCAGACCGGCAAGAAGGCCTCCACTGCCTGGAAGGGGATCGCCAAGTGGGCAGCCGGCGCGGGGGTGCTCTACGGGGCCTCCCGAGCGATCCACTCGGCGGTGGATGCCACCGAGTCCCTGGCCAAGTCAACCGTGGCCATCCAGCGGCAGACCAACCTGGACACCCAGACCGCCTCTGAGTGGGTGGGGGTGCTCAAGGAGCGCGGCATCGCCACCACCTCCTTCCAGGTGGGGCTCAAGACGCTCTCCAAGCAGATGGAGAAGTCACGGACTGGCACCGCCCTGGAGACTTCCCAGATGAAGCTCCTGCACCGCCAGTACGAGGCCATCTCGGCCGAGGGCGGGAAGAAGGCCCCGGCAGCTCTGGCCAAGCTCCAGGGTCAGATGACCAGGGTGGGCCTGGCTGGTGACAAGGCCAGGGGGCTCCTGGAGAAGCTGCACGTCCCGTTCGACCTGATCCGCTCAGGCAACACCAAGGGGGTCATCCTCAGCGTGGCTGATGCCCTTTCCAAGATGACCAACCCGGCTGAGCGATCCACTGCCGCCCAGACCCTATTCGGGCGCACCGGCATCACCCTCCTGCCCATCCTGGCCAAGGGCCGCAAGGGGATAGAGGAGCAGCTTGGCATCCAGCAGCGGTACGGCAACTACATCGGGGGCAAGGGCCTCGACAACGCCAAGAAGCTGATAGAGCAGCAGCGGGAGATGCATGCGGCCTGGGAGGGTGCGAAGGTGCAACTGGGCCAGGCCCTCCTGCCCGTCCTCATCAGCATCGGCAAGATTCTCGTCAACCTGGCCCGCTTCCTGGCTCCCCTGACCAAGAACGCCACCGTGATGAAGGTCGTGGTGATAGCCCTGACCGCAGCCTTCGTGGCCTACCAGGTGGCCATGGTCGCCGCCACCATCGCCACCACCGTCTTTGAGACTGCGGCAGCTCCAGTGGTGGGCATCACCCTGGGGGTGGTGGCAGCCGTCGCCCTCCTGGCCATCGGCATCTACGAGCTATGGAAGCACTGCAAATGGTTTAGGGATGGGGTCAAGGAGGCCTGGGCGATGGCCAAGGTTGCCTTCCAGGGCATCCTCCAGGCAGCCCAGGTGGTCTTCAACTGGGTGAAGCAGAACTGGCCGCTACTGGTGGGGGCTCTGTTCGGCCCCTTCGGGGTGGCCGCAGCCCTGGTCATCACCCACTGGAAGCAGGTCAAGGACTTCCTGCTAGGGGTCTTCGATGCAGTCAAGTCGAAGGCCACCTCAGTGGCCAACGGCATCGCCGGGGTCTTCCAGTCAGTGGTGGGAGCGATCAAGTCAGCCCTCAACACCCTCATCAGCGGGTGGAACGCCCTGCACTTCAAGCTGCCTGGCTTCAAGGTCGGGCCTGTCCACTTCGGAGGCAAGACCATCGGGCTGCCGACCGTGCCCCTCCTGGCCTCAGGCGGCTACGTGCACCGCAGTGGAGCTGCCCTGGTGGGTGAGCGAGGGCCTGAGATGGTGACCCTGCCCAGAGGAGCCAGCGTCCTGCCACTGCCGGCACCGGAGGCAGCGGTGGCTGGGGCAGCCGCAGGTGGAGGTGACCTGGTGGTGGAGGTGCCGGTCTACCTGGATCGCAAGGTGCTGGCCCAGTCAGTGGCCAGGGTGACCGCCGACAAGCTGGCGAGGCGCTGAGGTGGCGCTCCAGTCCCACACCGGCTGGGTCAGGGTCTACACCGTTGACCCACCCCTCTCGGTCAACGCCAGGCTGAGCGACGAGAGGCCAGACATCACCCAGGGCTACGGCGGCTGGGAGGAGGTGGAGCGCCCCAGGCGCTCGCCCATCACGACCTTCAAGGCCCCGCCTGGACTGCACCTCACCCTGCCCATCCTCCTGGACGGCTGGGCCTCAGGGACGAGCGTGGAGCCTCAGATAACCGCCCTGGAGCGCATGGGCCTGATGACAGGGGCCAACGGCGAGCCCCCGAAGGTCAAGATTCAAGGCAGGGGCCAGGCCATCCCCTACCAGGCCCGCACCTGGGTCATCGACACCCTGACCTGGGGCGATGCCCTGATGAACGCGAACGGGGATCGGGTCAGGCAGCAGGTGACCCTGGCCCTCCTGGAGTACGTGGAGGATGTCCACCTCCAGGAGAAGTGTGCTGCCAACCGCCGCAGGGCCAAGGCCAAGGCCCAGAAGAAGAAGCCTGGAGCTGCCCAGAAGCGGGTGCAGGCCAAGAAGACCTCCAAGCCAGGGCTCAAGGGCCACACCAGGACTGCCACCACCACCTTCGGGGGCGGGGAGTCCCTGTCAGACATCGCTGCCAGGGAGCTGGGAGATGCCAGCAGGTGGCCCGAGATAGCCAAGCTCAACGGGCTCCGCGACCCTGCCAACGTCACACCAGGCCAGGCCCTCAGGCTCCCCTAAGCCCATGCCCATCGACTGGGCAGCGGTGGGGGCCTTCCTGTCAGGCATCGGGGCGGTGCTGAGCGCCATCGTGACCATCCGCATGGTCAGGAGGCGGCTGGAGGCTGACTGCCGCCAGCGCATCGCAGACATCAAGCAGGCCCTCCATGAGGGCTACGAGATGAGGAGGGAGGAGCAGTGAGGAGAGCGCGGTGGCTGGTCATCCTGACGATGGCAGGAGCCCTCGGGCTGGCAGCCGGCTCAGGCTTCCTGACCTCCCAGGCCCTCGGCACTGCCCAGCAGGCCACCACCACCGTGACGGTCAACATCCCGACCGGAGGCCCAGGCCCCCAGGGGCCAGCAGGGCCACCAGGCCCCAAGGGTGACACCGGCCCAGCAGGCCCAGCAGGCCCAGCAGGAGCCCAGACCTGCCCAGCAGGCTTCCAGACCGGCGAGCTGGTCATCAATCACCCAGGCGGTCAGGTGACGCTCTACACCTGCCTCAAGTAGTGGCCATCGCGCTCCCCCGCACCCCGCCAGCCTCAGTGGACGTGGGGCTCAGCTCCCTGGTGCTGGATGTGGTCAGCCGCAAGGTCAAGGGCCTGGACACCCAGATCGCCAGCTCCATCACTGACGGCAGCCTGGAGCGCACCGTGGAAGGGGCCAGCTCCCTGACCCTGACCGTGCACGACCCAGACCGAGCCCTCCTCCGCTCAGGCATCTTCGGCTTCGCCATTGATGTGCTCCTGGATCGCTACCCCTTCCGGCTGGCCCAGGTGGCCAAGCAGGAGCACGACCTCACCCTCACCTTTGAGGATCGGGCGGTGGCCCTGCTCAGGACTCACACCAGCCCGAAGAAGGCCAACCGGGCCAAGGTCACCCGAGCCGAGTTCGCCCTCAGCCTGGTCAGGGAGGTGCGCGACTTCGGCGGGCTCAAGTTCGTCTGTCCAGCTCTCCACACCCAGCAGAAGGTGGCCATCGCGAACAAGAAGCAGGGCCGGACTGACACCTCCAGGGCAGTCCAGAAGCAGCGAGGCCTAAACCGGGACGCGAAGCTGACGGTGAAGGGCCAGCCGGCCAGCCCTGGCCAGCTCAAGCTGGGGGAGCGGATGCTGGATGTGGCCGACTCCCTGGACGCCGGGGAGAAGGCCTCCACCGCCCTCATCGCCGCCTGCATCGTGGAGAGCACCATCGCGAACCTCAACTACGGCGACAGGGACTCGCTGGGGGTGCTCCAGGTCAGGACATCCACCGCCCAGGGCATGAGCATCGACAACCGCGACCCTGCCCAGTGCGCCAACGCCTTCCTAACCCGAGGCTTCTATGACGACCCGGAGCTGGGCTCAGGCGGGGCCATCACCAAGGCCAGGAAGTACCCGAACGCCTCAGCAGGCCGGATCGCCCAGGCCGTCCAGGGCTCAGGCACCCCGACCGCCTACGACCAGAGACAGGCTGAGGCCCTGGCCTGGGTCAAGGCCTACAACGGCTCAGGGGTGACCGCCTCCACCAGGAGCATCACCAAGGCCCTGCCGTACCAGTTCCGCAGAGGTGGCACCGATGGCACCAAGGAAGACTCCTGGACGTGCCTGCAACGGCTCGCCCAGGAGGTGCAGTGGCGCTGCTTCATCTCAGGCGGGGTGGTCTACTTCACCAGCGAGACTGACCTCCTCAAGGCCAAGCCTCGCTACCTCCTGGACGAGGACTCCCAGGGAGTCCTGGGCATCGACTTCGACCTGGACACCGGCAAGCCTGTCCATGAGGTGAGCATCACCGCCAGGGCTGACAGGTGGGCGGCAGCTCCAGGCACGGTGGTGGAGCTGAGCGACCTGATGGGGCCAGCCCAGGGGCGCTACCTGGTGGCCACGGTCAGCCGAGGCCTGTTCGATGCCACCGCCACCATCACCTGCCGCAAGCCGATGGCTCCTCTGCCCGAGCCTGCCAACGACACCACCCAGGTCAGCATGAGCACGGGCGGGGCGGTCACCACCAAGGCAGGGGTGGCCGCAGGAGCCCAGGCCGGCAGCCAGGTAGACCAGGCCTACCAGGCAGCCCAGGCGATCACGGCCAAGCACTACCCCTACGTCTGGGGCGGGGGCCATGCCCATGCCGGGGTGCCAGACCACGGCCAGGGCAGCTCCAGCATCGGCTACGACTGCTCAGGGGCAGTCTCGGCAGTGCTGGCCTCAGCAGGTCTGGGCCTCCAGCTCCTCTCACCCGGCTGGGACTCCAACATGCTGATGAACTGGGGCCAGCCAGGCCAGGGCCAGCACCTCACCGTCTGGACAAGGCCAGGGGTGCACACCGGCCACGCCTTCATCGTCTTCCACGATGTTGGCAAGCCTGGCGACCAGCACTTCGGCACTGGCTTCTGGGGGAAGTCGTGGGACGGGGCTGGCTTGAATCCCGAGATGCACTACCTCAACTCGTTCACGGCGAGACACTGGGAGGGCACCTAGGTGCCAGACCTGGATGAGGTGCTGAGGCCCACTCCCACTGCCGGCCCCACGGTGGTCAGAGGCACGGT